AGAGAAGGCCATAGAGAATGGAATGAGGATTTATTTGAATGACAACACCTGAATTTGATATTGCAATTTTGTTGCCCACTCGTGGGCGATCAGACTCACTGGAACGCAGTGTAAAAAGCGTGATTGAACTAGCGGCTGACCCAAGTCGTATTCAAATCATGTTTGGGTTTGACAACGATGATGATGTGGGCACACAATGTTTCGTTGATGAACTACAGCCGTGGCTAGATGAGCACAATGTAAACTACACAGCCATGACGTTTAATCCACTGGGATACATTCGCCTCAATGAATATGTCAATGAACTTGCTCGCAAGAGTGATGCCCGTTGGTTGGTATTCTGGAACGATGATGCTATCATGGAAACAGGTGCCTGGGATCAAGAGATCATGATTCATGAAGGTGAATTCAAGCTATTGGCGTTCCATACACACAATGATCATCCTTACAGTATCTTCCCTATTGTACCACGTGAGTGGTTGGACTTATTAGGCTACTTGAGCCCGCATCAAATTAGTGATGCATGGTTGAGTCAACAGGCTTACATGTTGGATATCTGGGAACGAATTCCAGTAGATGTGTTGCACGACCGGCATGATCTTACAGGCAACAACGGCGACGAAACCTTCCAAAATCGTCCCATGCTGGAAGGCAACCCTCGTGATTCACGTGACTTCCATAGTGTACAGCAAATGGATATTCGACACACTGACTGTGCCAAGATTGCGCAGTATCTTGAAACAGAACGTGGCCAGGACATGAGTTTCTTTGCCAACATCTTCCGTGGCACACAGGATCCTTGGGAAAAACTAGCACTGAATGATGTTAACAAACAGATGGTACAGTTTAAAAATCCGCACAGCCATTTTGTCGAACAAGCACGTAAACAGGAAGAAGAGAAAAAGAATGCAACAGTTAAGTCTTGAAGAGCGTATTAAAAAATATTGGAACACACAGCCGTGCAACATCAAGCATGGACAAAGTGATATTGGCACCCCAGAATTCTTTCGTGAAGTAAGCGAGCGACGCTATCGTGTGGAGCCACATATTGCTGAGTTTGCAGGGTTTCACTTGTGGGCTGGTAAGCGTGTGTTGGAAATTGGTTGCGGCATTGGTTCAGATGCAGAAGAGTTTGCCAAACACGGTGCTGAGTATGTGGGCATTGACCTAAGCGACCAAAGTATTGCGCTGAGCAAACAGAGATTCGAAACACTAGGGCTCGAAGGTGAATTCCATAACGTAGATGTAACTGATGCGGTAGCTCTTGCTAAACTAGGCAAGTTTGATCTTGTGTACAGTTACGGTGTGATCCATCACTTTCCCGGTATTGACAAGATTATTGACAATGTATACGAAGTGGTCGAGCACGGTGGCGAATTCCGCTACATGGTATATGCCAAAAACTCCTGGAAGTATGCTATGATCCAAAAGGGACTGGACCAGTTTGAGGCACAGGCAGGTTGTCCATATGCACAGGCATTCAGCAAAGATGAAATTCACCAATTGATGAACAGAGACAATGGATGGTACATTGAGAGGTTGCGTCAGGACCACTGTTTCATGTATAATGTAGATTCGTACAAGGCAGGGCGGTATGAGTTGGAACCGTGGTTTGAAGCCATGACAGAATCTCATCGTCAAGCTGTTAGAGAATATTTGGGTTGGCATCTTTTAGTTAAGGCAAAAAAATTATGAAATTTAAAGTATCAGAACTATTCTATTCAGCACAAGGCGAAGGCCGCTACGTTGGTGTACCCAGCGTGTTCCTTCGCATGTTTGGATGTAACTTTACCTGCTCAGGGTTTGGTTGCAAGCCAGGAGAAGCATCATTGGAAGCAGACGAAGTTGCCAAGAGTGTGCATCTCTACAAAACATTCGAAGAGCTGCCACTAGTGAGCACAGGCTGTGACAGCTATGCGTCGTGGCATCCTGCATTCAAAGAACTCAGCCCAACTTACACAGAAGACGAGCTGGTGGAGAAGATGGCAGCATTGTTGCCGCATGGCAACTGGCAACAGCCCAATGGTAATCCTGTACACCTGGTTATCACAGGTGGTGAACCATTGTTAGGCTGGCAACGTGCATATCCTGCATTGTTGGACAAACTACACGAGCGTGGCCTGCGACACATCACATTCGAGACCAATGGTACTCAGGAATTGTCAAGAGACTTTAAACTGTACTTGAGCAACTGGCACGGTGAGATCACATTCTCAGTAAGTCCCAAGCTCAGTGTGTCAGGTGAGAAGTGGGAAGAGGCGATCAAGCCAGAGATTATTTTTGATCTTGAAACATATGGTATAACTTATCTCAAGTTTGTGGTTGAGAAGGTGCAAGACTTTGACGAGCTAGATCGTGCTGTTGATGAGTACAGGCTTGCACAGTTTTCAGGTCCTGTGTTTGTAATGCCTGTGGGTGGTGTTGTCAGTGTGTACGATGGCAATCGTATCAACGTTGCTGACGAAGCACTCAAACGTGGCTACTGGTATAGTCCAAGATTACACGTTGATCTTTGGGGCAATGGCTGGGGCAAATAATGGGCTTGTTTGATCGTTTCTTAAAACCCAAGAAGGTAGAGAAGCCTGTGGAGGCCAAAGCACCGCCTGTGCCCAAAGCCAAGGCTCCCGAGAAAACAGCCAAACAGTTGGCTACTGAAGCCGGTGAGCCTTATGTGGCTGTGTTGGGCATGGACGTGGATCTTAATAATCTACATCAAGGTGCATTTGAACTAGACTGGAACGACATCTTTGTTGCCAGATTGATCAAGGCAGGCTATCAAGGCAAAGTAGATGCAGACATTGTGGATCAATGGTTCCAGAACGTTTGTAGACACGTTGTGATGGAAACTTGGGAACAAGAGCAAGCAATCAAGAACTCGGGCATCTGGGTGCAAAGCAAAGATATTGGCAATGGCAGGAGCGAAGTATCATGATTTTTAATCACATCAAAGAACTAAAAGCACAGGGCAAAAAGATTGGTATCACATTCTCAACCTTTGACATGTTGCATGCTGGCCATGTGGCTATGTTGTCAGAAGCAAAGAATCATTGTGATTACTTGATTTGCGGACTGCAAACTGATCCCACAATTGACAGACCCGATACTAAAAATCATCCTATTCAAAGCATAGTAGAACGACAGATTCAACTCAGTGCTTGCCGTTATGTAGATGAGGTTGTGGTGTATCAAACTGAACAAGACTTGATTGACCTGTTGCTTATTTTACCACTAGATGTTCGAATTCTGGGTACAGAATACGAGGACAAAAACTTTACCGGACGCAACGAAGGTGCTGGTCGTGGTATACAGGTAATATTCAACAAGCGTGACCATTCGTTTAGTTCCAGCAGTTTGCGCAAACGAGTTGCCGAAGCAGAAACAATTAAAAGTATTAAAAATGAACGTACTGTTTAACGGTGACTCCAACATGAATGGTGAGGAGTTGCAAGACCGCAGCCGTAGCATGATTGGTGAACTGTCAAGGCACTTGGGCGGCACAGGCACAAACTTGTCTGTAAGTGGTGCCAGCAATGACTTGATCTACAACTCAACGCTTGAGTACCTCAAAGACAACACTCCAGATCTTGTGATGATTGGCTGGACCGAACATGGTCGTGAGCAGTGGTACTTTGACGGTACATTTCACGAAATCAATCAGTTGGATGTGGGGCAACGTATTCCTGAAGAGTTTCGTCGCCGCTATCAGTTCTGGAAGAATCACATTCAGAAAGAAGGCGAATGGCATCGTGTGATGGGCTACTACTGGCACAACAAGATCTACAACCTGCATTTGATTCTCAAAGAGCGTGGTATACCGCACTTGTTCTTCAATGCGTTTAATGCGTTCCAAGTTGCCAACTCAGCTGAACAACTGGATTGGAACGATTGCTTTTTCCATCCTTATCAACAAAATCTTTGCTACATCAACTACTGTGTGGAACACGAGTTTGAAGAAATCACACCCGGCTGGCAACACTACAATGAAGATGCTCATGCGGCATGGGCACAGACCTTGGTTGATTACATGAAACAACGTCAAGTCTATGATTCTATATGTAAACGGTGATAGTCATGCTGCCGCTGCCGAGGCAGTAAATCCTCACGGCTGGGCGCAAGATGACGGGTTGTTCTATGGCCTAGGCCGTATGCCACATCCTGACAATGAACGTGCAAGTTTTGGATGCGAGCTTGCTAACTGGTTACGTGCTGTCCTATACCTAGATGCACAGGCAGGATGTTCGAACACACGCATCATGCGTACCACAAGAGAATGGATCAAGGCCAACCCAGATGCTGTAAAAGATTGCTTTATGGTTATTCAATGGACCACCTGGGAACGAGAAGAGTGGTGGCATGAAAGTCACGACTTCCAAGTCAACGCATCGGGGATTGATGATGTTCCAGAAGCACTACAACAACGCTACAAACAATTTGTCATTGATATAGATTGGGGAAAATGCAGGCAACGTGCCCACAATGAAATTTGGGAATTTCATCAAGAACTGGAAGCACAGGAAATTCGGCACGTTATGTTCAATGGCAACAGTCATTTTGATGGCATCACAGACCAAAAAGCGTGGGGGTCTAGTTACATGCATCCATATGCCGACGATATGACTTACAATTCGGTGCTGAGAAGCAATGGATTCAAAACGGTTAATCCAAATAGTTGGCATTTTGGGCCAGATGCCCATTGCTATTGGGCGCAATATGTGTTACAATACATTAAACGCAACCAACTATTGAGTCCAAATGAAATACCTACTTATTGACACAGCAAACATGTTTTTCCGAGCACGTCACGGTGCCCACAGAGCCAGTGACACTTGGACCAAACTAGGCTTTGCGCTACACGTTACGATGATGGCTGCCAACAAAGTAGCCAAGCGTTTTCAAGCAGATCACGTGGTTTTTGCACTGGAGGGTCGATCGTGGCGCAAAGACTACTACGAGCCCTACAAGAAAAACCGTGCTGTAGCACGTGGTAAAATGACCGAGGACGAAGCAGAAGAGGACAAACTGTTCTGGGAGACCTATGACAATCTGACTAAATACTTGTCAGACCGAACCAATTGCAGTGTGATCCGTTGCGCAACAGCCGAAGCAGATGACATCATTGCACGTTGGATATCATTACACCCCCAAGACAATCACGTAGTAGTTAGTTCAGACACAGATTTTGTGCAACTCGTCGCCCACAATGTCACTCAATATAATGGTATCACAGACGAACTGATCACACTGGAAGGTATATTTGATGCCAAGGGTAAGCCTGTTACAGATAAAAAAACTAAACAACCAAAAACCATCCCGGATCCGGCCTGGCTATTATTTGAGAAGTGCATGCGTGGCGACACCTCCGACAATGTCTTCTCTGCTTATCCGGGAGTACGTGAAAAAGGGACAAAGAATAAAGTTGGTCTCCGTGAGGCCTTTGCCGACAGAGACAAGCG